GTATATTGCTTTAGGGTATGCATTAGGAGCACTTGGTTGGGCAACAATATCTACAGTGATTATTTCAAAATCACTGACTCGGCCATCTAAATCGTTAACGTTTCCGCTACCTCTACTAGATACTCCGAGTTTTACCCCTGACTCCAACATTGTCTGAACTAACTGACCCATCGGAGTTGGTAAAATCTTTAATTTGCCGTAGCCATTTGGTCCGTCCATCCACATATTTGAGATCATGTGTGATACACGATCTAAATTGATTTTTAAATCATCTGGATGGTCTACTTCCCCTAGAACTGAATTGCCTTCTTTGATTTGTGCATTCAGTGTGTCTACAGCAGTTTCGATCTCAGAGACAGGGTAAACACGTTCATTTGCGTTTTTTACCCCTCCCTGAATGAAGATACCCTTCATATAAAGAGTCTTCAGATCGGAATCACCTTCTTTAACTGATTCGACAACCATTTCTGAGTTGTCAAACGTTAAGTGTTCTTTAAGATACAAAGCCATTTGTATCAGTTCCTTAATCTATTACTGATTTAGTATTAGTACCTTCAGCCTGCGATGTCACGGGCTTGGGTGCTGGACTAAGTTTTGGTCCCTTGTTGTTTCCAGGAACGTTTTGGAATGAAGAAGCACCATCTACGTCTTTAGCAGTCGGAGCAGGGCGTCCTTTTTCATCACTACCTTTGTCAAAGTCGACTGGGTGTGAGTCCATTCCTTTTTGACCTGAGTTTGCGTCTACTGGGCTTTTTGTGTTTGATCCATCATCGCCCATTTTTGCTGTAACTTTAGGAAGATTAATTGCTTCAGCAACTACTTCTTCATCGTCTACAGAAACGTCTACGTCTACTTCTTGGTCATCAATTTCGTCTTCGATGTCATGCAAGTCTGCATCCATCTCATCATCACGGCCTTTTAATTCATCTTCATCTGCCATGATTGCTTCAAACTCGTCTAATAATGTGTCGAGTTTGTCTTCAATTCTTACAACTGCATCTTCTACTTCTTCAGATGAGTTTGCTTCGATATCTAGTGTTGCATCTACATCATCATCACCTTCGACATCAAAGACTTCTTCAGAATCAATATCAATTTCTTCTTCAGCATCTTCGGCAACACCAGATTCTTCTGCTTGAATTTCATCAACAAATTCACCTACTTGACCGCCCATGCCTTCTTCAAGGTCATCTGAATCTTTCATTTCGTCTTCCATGATTGATTCATAAATTTCTTTTGATTTTGATACTACGATATCGTGGAACAGTTCTTTAGCCTGTTCTTCGTCTTCATTAATAATGAGGTCGATTAATTGTTCAAATTTCTTGTTTTCCATTGTCATCTTCTCCTGATATAATAAGTATGGCTTTGTAGAGATATTTAGTGTGTAGTTATAAAAAGTACTATTTAAGTACTACTTTTTTGCGTTTTTGAATGTTTTGAGGTAAAAATAGATATTTTCAGCAATTTTTGCTGAAACATAAAGAGAAAGTTAAATGCTCGGCGCGCCGTCTGCTTCTGGCTTCGCTCCGTACTGATTTCTAACTTTGGTTAAATGTTTTGCTTTTTCATAATTTCTTACATCTAACATTTTACGTAATTTTCTTATTTGACTTAATGTAAGTTTTGTCTTCCTAGATGTTTTCCATATAGGTTTAGAGTTGTCATCACCAACTTCTTGGTATCCTGGTACTGCCGCGTCAAACATTTCAAATAATTTCATAAGAGTATTTATTCAAAGAAGTTCTTTTCTTCTAAAAAAGGTTTTAGAATGTCATCAAAGTATTTTTGATGGCCTTCTGCACTAGGATGCACATCTTCTTCTGACATAGTTAACCCTAATGGTTTCACATATTCATGTATTGCAGGCTTTACTCTAATAGTTTGATCTAGTTGTTTATATAGATATTCTATGATAGGATGATCTTTGAGTGATTCAATGTCTTTGTATGTATGATCCATATAGTATTGATGATAAAACTTAATGCCATAAACTTTACATGTATTCTGTAGCATAATCATATTTTCTAATGCAAGATGCAATGAGTGTATGTTATGTTTATCATAATCTCTATTAGTAACAGGTTCAGTAAGCATTATATAATCATTAATAAATTTAGGTTCTCTATGATTCCATGCAGAGTGATACCAACCACCGTTAGGATTGTATTGAACATAATAGTTACCATTTTTATTATTATATTCTAATACTTCGACACCCTCTTTGCTGTTTTTAAGATCACAAAATTGCACATGCCACATGTCTCCACCGGATGTATCCCAATGTGTTTTGATATCACTGATATAATCTTGGTTTGTTATGTACCAAGTTTTGCGATCATTACCACTCCAAGAAACAACAACACCAATTTCATTTGGATCAATGCCATTATCTATTGCATCTATAATAGCATGTGTAGTTTTCTTTTGAATAAGTTCTTGACCTTGATGACCCATGCCTCTGTGATCGAATGTTACATTAGGGTCTAATGATTTGATGTGAGATTCTAGTACATGAGGCCAAGTCCACGAGGTATAAGCATCACCAAAACTACATCCGGATGTAATAATATGTTTGAGTTTCACTAAACTCCTTGGGCTCCGCCTACTTCTCCTGCACCTTCAACCGAACCTGTTGCTGTACCCGGTGTCCCTACTGGTCCTGCAACGTCCATGTCTCCGAAGTCTTCTAAGTTTTCTTGGTCTTCGATTTCTTCACTGGTGTCCATATCTGCATCAAAGTCTCCTGTAGACACTCCAATGTTTCTAAGATCAGAACCTGATGGGTCTGCGTCTTGTGCTTCAGTATTTTCTTCTGCCCAAAGTTTTTCATTTTTGTTGATTTCTTCTTCAGATAATCCCAAGAATCTTTCTAATGCAAAACGTTTAGAAACATAAGGGAATGCTTCCATTGCTCCAAAAGTACTTACTCTTGCAGTATCTAATTCACTTTGACGATATGCGGCAAAGTTTTGCGGTGGATTAAATGATAAATCAAACATCTGTGTATCAATGTTGAATCCTCTCCAACGCAAGAATAGTTTAAATTCATCATCAAGTTTTTGACAGATATAGTTTTGTAGTCTTTCACAGTACTGATTGAATCTAAACTCTTGTATCATAGCAGTACCAACACGACCGTCGTTTAAAGGTGTTGTGTTGTCATCAGGACCTGTGGGTAAGTATGAACTAGGTACACGCAGTCCTCTTGCTAATCTGTTATTAAAGTATTTCAAGTCATCAATCTCACCTAAGTTCTGTCCACCTGGAAGAACTTCGATAGATGATCCTCTACCTTCTGATGTAACTGGGAAGAAGTAATCTTCATTCATTGATAGTGGATTGTATGTAGCATCAACTACAGACTGCCCACCGTGAATACTTGGAATACGTCTTTGATGAATCTCGTTTTTAATTCTATCTACGAATGCCATTGCTAAGTGACTAGGCATGTTACCTACATCAATCTTAAACATTCTACGTTCTGGTGCACGTTGTACACGATAGATTAAGATAGCATCTTCTAACAGTTCTTTCTGTTTATATACTTTAAAGATGTTCTCTAAGATTGATTGTCCGAAAGGCCAGAAACGATCTAAGCCTTCTGTTAGTGACAAGTGAACAACATGATTAGAATCGATTGCTGATTCTGCTTGTCCTAATGTAAATCTACTACCTGATGTGTTGTATGGCATAGATGGGACTGTATATCCGCCTCCACCTGCTCCACCACCGCCACCAGTACCACCTAATCCTGTTGTTGGGTTAGCGGCAAAATCTGTATTTGTTTTTTGTGCAACTGTTAAGTTCTGCAAGTTAATGTTTAAGTCTTTAATAACATACTGCTCAGGAAGTTTACCTTCACTCTCATTAACAATAACTTTAATGACTTTAACCATGTCAACCCAGTAGAGTTTAAAGTTCTCTGGATCTCTTACAAAGACTTGATCTCCGTACTTGATGACGTTTCTAAACATCTTAAACATACGAGTGTCAAATTCATTTAACTTACACCATTGTTGTAACTGTTTAGATAACAAGTCCATCTCATGTGGAGTAGGTTCATCTCTAAACTCAAAATTAAAAGGTGTATGATTGTGATCGTTCTTTTGAGTACTAAATTCTGCAATAATATCTAAACATGCATTAATCTCAGCATCGACATCCATCATTTCGTACTGATTGTATCTTTCTATTCTGTTAGGATGTCCTGTGTAAACTTCAGGAAGTCTACTCATGTAGTTCTTGTAACCGAAGTCAGTGTTTGAGTAACCTTCTTCTGATGCACCTACACCGTTCCAAGACCCAGAATTACTGTTGCCACCAGATATCGGGCTTGATACTCCGCTCTTGTTTAGAAATTTCTTTTTATATGCCATGTGATTATAGGTTCTCTTATACTATGTATTTAGTTATACTGCCGAGTTGACTGCAATTTTTTGGGAGGCTTCTGCACCTTCAACTGTCGCATCTTTAATACCTTTAGCAATCGTATTATTCTCTGTTTGTGCCGCTATTAGTAGGTCTATCTTTTCTGCTAACGCATCATTATATTCATTCCCCGTTTGGGCAAATTTCTCTTCAGCCGACATCTTATTACCAGATTCTTCTTCAGTTGGTTCTGGACTAATATCAACTGTAGGATCACTTAGAAAACCTGGTTCTGCTTCAGCCAGTCCAAGTTTCTTTTGTTCGATACTTGCAAGGTATTTCTTTGCCTGCCCCATGACACTTTCACTAGCATCTTCGCCCTTGTACTTACCAGTTGCTAAGACTTCTCGGTATCGATCTTCATTTCCTAACATCCGTTGATCAGCAGATGCTTTTGCCTCTGCTATTTTCTCAGCACGTTCTATTTTGTTCTGAGCAATCTCTGCTTTACCTTCGTCTGAATCAGCCCAAGCAATAAATTCCCTTGTAGCCTCATTCATTGGCTTTGGCTCATCGGTTACTGCCTTTTTAATTGTAGGTGAATCTATGAGAGTTGCAACTTTCTCACTTGAAACTTTAACTTCTTTTAAAATATCATCTACAGGAATACGTTCTGCTGTAGTTTCGATATCTTCTAGTACAGGTGCTCCTGTGACTGATCCTGCACCTGCTACCATTTGTTCAACTACTTGAGTTGTTGCTAATAGTTTTTCTGTATCGACTAATCCTGGAGTAGATACACCGCTCCCAGTATCTTTGAGTGCATTAGCAATAACTTCAGGTGTAATTTGTTCTTTAACAGATTCTTCTTTTGCTTTTACAACTGCAACTCTTTCTGCTTCTTGTTTTGCTGTTGCTTTCAAATCTGCTTCAAATATCTTGGCTAGATTTTCAGGAGACATATCTAATGTTCTGCCACTTGCTTCTTTTTCTGCAACTTTCTTTTTATCTTCTTTTTTATCTTCTTTTTTATCTTCTTTTTTACCTTCTTCTAGTTTGACTAATTTTGCTAATTCTCCTTCAACTTGTCTTTGCTGTTTAGCACTAAGGTCATCATCTTTAAGAATTGCTTCAAGTTGCATCTTCAACAGCGCCGCGGCATCTTCATCAGTTCTTGCCGTCTCCATCTGAGCGGCTAACATTTTTATGTTAACTTCACTGTCACCAATTCTATTTTTATCATATAATCCGCCACGTTCTTTTGCTTGTTCAAATGCTTTTTCTTCTGCTTCTCTTTGTTTTTTGGCTTCATCTCTTGCTTCTTCTTGTGCCTTCAATTGATTTTTTGCATCTTGGTGTGCTATTTCCCATGCGGCTTTTTCTTCATCAGACATTAATAATTTGTCTTCTTCTGATAGTGGGTCTAAGGCTTCTAGTTGAACGTCAGTTAATCCTTCACCAAGAGCCTCTCCTAACTCTGAACCCATCCAAGCACCTAAACCTGCACCAATTAATCCACCGATAGCAGTACCTATAATAGGAACAACAGAACCTATTGCGGCTCCTGCGGCTGCTCCGCCTAATACTCCGCCGACTCCACCTACACCTTGAGATAGACCTACTTTATTATTTCTGCTAGTTTGAGCATTTAATGCCATTTCTGCTTGATATAGTGCCTTAGCACCCTCTTCAGTATCTCCTCTTTGTCCCGCAGTTGATTCCTGATATTGTTCATCAGCCAAATCATTTTTTGCTTGAGTATCAGAGTAAGCACTATAAGCCACGGCGCCAGCGGCTAGTGGTGCGGCAAATTTAGTTGCACCTTTTGTTAAAAAGTTTTTAGCGGCTCCTAACCCTCTTGCTCCTTTACCACCTTTGCCCCCGGTGAGCATGTCTAAGATACCACTTCCTGCGCCAGATCCAGCCATGCCATATAATGATGTTGTCGCAACTCCTAATGCTAAAGTAAATCCACCTAGAGCAAGAGTTCCTAATCCTAATCCACCTGTAAACGGATTAAATGTATTTAAAAAGTCATCTGCGGCTGTTCTAACATTAGTTTCAAGTACTTGTAATGAAGCGGCTAAATCTTTTTGTGTGTCTTCACCTTTTTCAGTAGCCTTTGCGACCTTTTCTCGGGCTTCTAGTATTCTCTTTCTAGCATCTTCTTCATCAGTAAACCTTGTGGCAAATTCTGTAGTTCGTGCATCGATACCTGTTGCGGCTCCGATCTCTGCCGCATTAGCGGCAAGTTCTATAGACTTACCAAATCTATCAACGTTTCTTCTGACACCGCCGGTAAATTCTCCGATTGTATCAGCAACTGCTTCATTGTATTCTTCTGAACCAGCCGTTAAGCCTTCAAATCTCTTTGCAAGTTCTCCGGCATTAAGTCCCAAATTGGCTAAAGCCTTTGTGTTTTCATCAAATGCGCCAGTACCAATAATGTTCATTAATTTAGAAGCCTGATCTTGACCTAATATTGAAAGATCGATTGCTAATTGTTTTCTAACATCTATTTCTTTTTGTTTAGCCTCTTTTTCTGCTTCTAGTCGGGATCTTTGCTCGGCTGTGATGTCACCGGCTAACTGCTCCTCAAGTCTTGCAATATCATTTTGATCACGCATATTACGAATTTTATTTCGCAAGTCTGCTTGTATTGCGGCTTGTTCTTCTTTAAGTTGACCGGCTTGAATACCTGTTAACTCTGATAATGTTGTTAATGTTTTTGCATACTTTAATGATCGTTCCTGAACTTGTTTTTCAGACAACTGTGTGGCTCTAAGATTGATACCACCTTGTCTTTGTAATTCTATATAATATGCTTGTTGTTCTTGGGCTTCTCTTAGAGTATACCCATACCTACGCATTTCTGCTTCTTGGTCGTCAGATAACTTGAAGACTTTCAGCATTTTTGCTGTACCCTCAGAAGTACCTGCACCAAATGCCGCTATAGCCTGAGAACTTTGTTGAAGTATTACTGCTAGTTCTTGTAGATCACCTGCACTTGCGCCTGCTTCTCTTGCCGCATCTGCTAAACCTTGGGTCGTAGTATCAACTACAGCACCCATTCTGTTCATTTGTTTCGCAAACTCATTTTGTGCATCAGCCTGCTTCATTGTGACAACAACAAATTCAGATATTATGTTTACAGCATTGCCTATTACTTTACCAAATCCGCCTAATGCATCTCCGGTTTGTTTTGCTGAGTCCCCAAAACCTGATACTGCTTGAGTATATTTGTTAAAGCCATCAACACCTGAAACTAAAGCACCTGAAAAACTAGTAACTGCGCCTGTAGCCGTACGTAATGCTCCTGCCATTTTATCAGCAGTTGTTTTTATTTGATCGCCGGCCTCATCAATTTTTTCATTTTTCTTTGTTTGTGCAGTAGATGAACGTTCAGAACTTTTCTCAGTTTCATCTGCGGCTTGTTTATTTGCTTCTGAAGTTTGATTAAGTGTATTAGATAAATTTTGTAGCCCTGAATTCAATGCACCCAAAGAGGCATTCATAGAATTTAAATTCTCATTAAATTCTCGCATTTCTTCTGGTGAAAAATCATCCATCTAGTGTTATCCTATATTTTTAATTTAGCATGGTTTTGGAATACTAAATATATCGTACTAGTATTTAGTTTTTTAAAATACCGTATTTAATTATGGGGAACATATATGAGCATGAATGAAAATAATCCGCTACGACAATTTTTTCGTAGACCAGCAGTACACATTAGTCTGCCCTCAGGTGGAGAAAGTTACGCACCAGAAGACATTGAATGGCCTGAAAACAATGAATTACCTGTCTATCCTATGACAGCAATCGATGAGATAACGACTAAAACGCCAGATGCATTGTTTAATGGTACAGCCATGGTAGAGATTATTAAAAGTTGTGTTCCGTCAATTAAGAATCCCTGGGCATTATTAAGTACTGATTTAGATACAGTATTAATTTCTATTAAAGCCGCAGGTGGACAAGAAACAATTGATGTAGAGTCTCAGTGTGAAAAATGCGGAGAAGAAGGAACATATGGTATTAATCTGCAAGTTCTATTAAGATCGTTGGGAGCAGGTGATTATGAAACTCCTTTAAAAATGAATGACTTAGAGATTTATTTTGCACCCTTAAATTATAAAAGAATGAATGAAGCAGGTTTAAAACAATTTGACATTCAAGCAAAATATAAAAACTTGTCTGAGATTGAAGATCAACAAGAACGTACATTAGCAAGTGCAGAAGCATTAAAAGATATCACAGTATTAACAATGGAAATCTTATCCCAAACAATTGTAAAGATTGTTACTCCAGAGGGAGAGGTAACTGATACTAATCATATACATGATTTTCTAAAGAATGCTGATACAAAAACTTATGAAACTATAAGAGATCATAACACGCAACTTAGAGAGAAATCAACAATTAAGCCTCTTACTATTGTATGTACAGCAGGTGCAGATGACCCATCAAAAGAAGAATGTGGACATGAGTACAAGCAACCATTTACATTGAATGCATCGGATTTTTTCGTCTAAGACTCCTTTCACTCGACCCTGAAGGGATAAGGGAGTTGATACAATCATATGAAGAATACACTCAGGGCATAAAGTCAAATGCATTGACTTTGGCCTGGTACATGCGTGGTGGTGCCTCATATGAAGATGTCCTTAACATGTCCCTAACAGAACGTAAAGCCATAAACAAATTAGTTGAGGAACACTTAGAAACTACTAAGAAAACTCAAATGCCATTCTTCTAAACACTAGAACATTCTTAAGGGTCTTCAAAGAAGACCCAATTACTCATTCACTTCGTTCATTCGTAATTTCTTTTTAAACGGTAAATCTATTATATTAAAAGGATAATGTTTAAAGTCTTATTACCTTTTAGAAGCCATGGTAGTGCTATCAAACACTACCACGGTTCAGGTCATTACCCCCTGTCATCCATGTTGATTATCCCCAATTGATTACGTTACTATAATCAATTGCTACCGGTTGCCCTGTAAAGTTTGCTGGGTTGTAGTTGAGCCAATTACACTAATAAGTGTAACCTCTCAGCAACGCATGTTCTATATCATCAAATCAAAATAGATATAGACTCATTCAAGGTTCGCTACCATAACGATTGCCTTGTCGGTTTATATGTCTGTAAGACACTACTCCAGTTCTGTTGCCCATCACTACAATGGGTTCCTCAAGGAGAGTCGAGTATAAATTACGACTATACTAAATTTTAAAGGTCTACTTTAGTTGTTTGTGTGTTAAGGTTTAGTTGTGACGTGGTGTCATCGGTGGGTTCTGAGTTGGTCTCTGTGTTGCCTGCGTATGCTTTAAATATATCTTTATTGAATTTGAAAAAGTGATCCCAACCAAACATTACCCAGTCACCATGATTGTCTGATGTGTAATAAATGAATTGATCACTTACGAATGTGTACTTACTCGGTACACATACAAAACGTCCTTTACGATTAAACTTCATAAAGAGAACGTCAAAATCCCCTTCATCATGCACGTCCATTAACTGGTCGAGCCATTCTTCTAGTTGTCTGCACGAACCAGAAAGAAGTTGATGAAAAGGAAAATCTGCATAGAATTTACATTCTACATTTAACTTGTGAAAACTTTCGCCGGGAACAATGTCTCCTTTGAAACTTCTAATCTGCCCTTCGTGTAAGATTTCTGTACGAGTTTGATTCTTACCACCGACATAAGCACCTGAACCAGGAGCACGTATGAAACTTTCTTCATACGTCTCTGATAGAAACTTTGCAGTTTCTCTTTCAAATCCTGATCCTTTATTCTTTGACGGTGATGGCATTATATATAGTTATCTCTTTACCACTCGGTGGCATAATTTTTATCTACCCTATGATGGGCACATTTTGTTTGGCACTC